GTTTAAGGGGTTTACCCCTTAGGTTTACCCCTTATGGGGTTTAAGGGGTTTACCCCTTATGGGGTTTAAGGGGTCTCCTCTTATTGGAGCCCTTACGCTTACGCCTTCGCTTTCTTTTTCGCGTAACTTTTGTTTTTGGAGCAGCACCTAAGCGATTGATTATCGTGTCTGCTTCTTTAAATGCTTTTGCTGGATTCTTATCCTCATGGTCATAATATAGAAAGTCTTCTTCCTTGTAATCTTCTGAATGTTTAAATATTTTACGACTCGCCAATATATATTCACGATGTAGAAAGTGTACGTCTATAAATAATTGTATGGCCTCATCCCTATTTTGGTTGAGCTGTTTATAATTTCTTTGTTCTATACTTGCAGTTAAAAAAAGTCTAGTTGCAACTCCCTGATCTACATCTAATTGATATAGGTATTGTTGCGCAATAGTATTAATTCTTTTTAAGTTATCCATTGTAATAAATCTGCTACAAATTGGACAATTTAATTGATCATTTTGATCACTATCTTCACTATCTTCACTATCTTCACTATATTTAGTTGCTTGTAGTCTTAATCTTTTTGTTATAAACTCCATAATACACCTTATATGAAATCTATGATAAACCTTATCAGCACAGCGTAAATCAAATATTGGTAAATTCTTATTTTTTGGATTCATTTCTTCCAAACAAAAGGAACACTTATCCTTAACATTTTTTATATATTCTATAGGAATCGAATCTTGCATAACTACGCTAGATGATATTAATTCCATATAATATAATACAATATAATATTTTAAGGGCTCCCGCCCTTAAACCGACTGGCCATTATTGGGGGTTAAGGGCTATACCTCTTACTTAAGGGGGTTTTGCCCCCTTAAGTGTTAGTATTCCAAATAGTATCACAATGAGCGCAAATATAAGTGTAATGTAAATTAATATCATCATATCTTAAATAAATAACTTCATTTTGGTTAGGTTGTTCGGGCTGGTCTGGGGGCTGGTCGGTGGATTCACCAATATTACTTTTACAAGATTGATTCGGGCACTTAATATTTTTAGTTCTGGGTAATGTTTGATCGTATTTTGTATATTCATTAATATCTTGCGAAAAAGCAGAGCTTTGACTAACATGTGTATTTAATACACATATTTCACTTTTATCAGTTTCATCATATAGTTTTTGAGTATTTGCTTTATAACGTTTATCGTATTCACTATTTGTCATTCTCTCTATTTCTAGTTTAGCATATGCTTCTGCATCCTTATTCAATTGAGATTTATCATTCTGTACTTTTTTTCTTGTAAATAATGACATTTATATATTAGACAGACTTTAATGTTTTTCTCTTCGGTACAATTGTGGATTTTCTCGTATGCTTATTCTTTTCATTGGTCAAAAAGATAAATAAAGAATTATGATGTTGGAAATAATCTACCGACTGAGAGTAATTAATCGCATCTACATTCGTGTGGAGGGTGAAACCCGAATCGCCTTGTTCCACAAACGTTGCCAGATCGTCCACGTTGAAATTATAACTATACACTCCCGATATATTGAACCTGCGGCCGTCATTTCGCTTCTTCACAATTTCTGCTAAAAGATCCTCTTTTGTCAATACACCTTGTTTCAAAGCAACAACCTCTTTTGCATATTCGTCGCACTGATTATTTACGACATATAAAAAATAAATATTTACGTATTCGGGCATTATCTTATTAAAAGTATTCTTGTGCTTCTCAATCTCTTCTCTAATATTTTCCTCAACATAAGATGAAAAATTCATTGTTATTTACTTAGAAAATATTTACCCATTTAGAACTCATCTTCTTCCGGGTCTTCGGCATAACTACTTTCGGATTCTTCAGATTCGGCCTCTGATTCGCTTTCCGATGTTACAATCTCTTCCGGATCGTATTCAGGATCATTTTCTAATCGCTTCAAGTGTTCGCGTTCCAATCTCTCGCCAAGACGGTCCAAATTGAGTTGAATACGAAATTGCTCATTCTTGCGATCTTCTTCTGCGCGCTCTTCAGTACTTAAACTATCAATGACACCGTGGCGAGTGAGTTTTACCATACCCCACTTCATGCGTTTTGCCTTTAATTGTCGCCTTCTTTCATTATTTTTAAACAATTTCTTGAAATCTAGCTTTGGTTTATCATCTACAACAGGTGGTGCCAATTGTGGAAATTCCTGTCTGTAATCTTTTTTCACATTTTTTGCAGAAGTTTTACGTGCGTGAGGAGGAACGTAAGACATTTTTATTATATATTATACATTTATTTTCAAATCAATTTTATATAAACTATTTATAATGCTAAAAGAATTAAGGGTTGCAGAAAACGCTTATTTTAAATTAAAACCCAAGTCTTATAACACAAAATATAGAAAATTGACGGTAGAATGCATATACTCTCTATTATTTATTGTTTACTATTTAGAATTAAAAGGGTTTACTCTCTCGCACATTTGTTTATCTGATTTTGAAATCTGCGACAACTATCTTTTTCTTAAAGACGATGAGCATGTTGTAGAATTAATAGATAATCATTACATGTATGAACCTAAAACAAAAACAAATGGTTTGGAATTTCTTCCTGCATCTTCAAACAACCATAAAACACATCTTTATCGGTCAGTGGGACAGTTTATGTTTTGGATATTAACACACAAAACAATTGACATATCGGAAAAAGAATTGGAACCCTATTACTATACAAAACCGTACTTTTTCATTAAAAACACCATGGGTTCGGAACCCAGTTTAATTTATTTATAATATATATATGTCTATTGCCACATTAAAGAAGAAATCTGGGGCAACTCAATTTGCACGAATATCTGCGAATAGTCCATTTTCTCTCAACAGTTCAAGACGTTTAGAGGGTCATCATCAAGAACCTCAAATTCAAACTCCATTTAGGGGGTCAGCTCCTCGTAGTGCCGGCGTTTCTGGTAGAGTAAATGACATTACTTTAAGTCAAAGAGTCAACTACGACCCATACAATCAGCAGCGTCCATCTATCAAAAGTAATCACTCTTACATTTCAAAATTAATGTGGCCCAAACCTATCGTAAAGCTGACCGGTGCAAGAAATTATTCTACATACTATTCCACGATCAACGCAACTTGCAATACAATTGAAAATAATGGTGGAACTTGTGAAACAGGATATGCTAAGAATTTGAATCTCCCGTCGTATGAAGAATATCAAAAGACTACATTGTTGAATAACAACTGCATAAGTTCTAAAAATATTCATCTTCCTGTTGCTGGAAATGGTGCGCCGTGTGCAAAAAGCTGCTAACATAGTGCTGGCCTTCTGTTGTATGATGTCGTGTAAATTCAAATGGCGACATAATATAGTATTTTTGATCTAAACAAAAAATAATCTTTTTGATATTATATTCGCGAATCTTCTTAATGCACTGAAAACAAGGCGCCGAGTTTTGACTGCCACCGCCACGAGTCAATCGGCCAATGTATAGTTTGGTTTTTTTGAAAATAGTTAATATCTTTTTGCGCTTGTACTTTCTGGTATATGTATTATACAATCTGTCTAACACATTTACCTCTGCGTGGCACGTACACGTTTCTTTTGAAAATTTGCTGGTATTGCATGCGCGACCAATTATTTTACCACCATACGTTGCAACACAACCTAGCCTGTACCATATCGCAGATCTCTCGGCTTCTTTTAAACAAAGACAAAATATGCTTTTCATTTTGATTGATAAATCATCCATATTATTTTTAAAGCAAATATCTTTATATTATATATGAACACGCGTTCTTTATATAAGAAACGCAATATAACTAAAAAATCTTACAAATATTTTAAAGATAACATAACGAATTATTTGTCTATTGAAGAACAAAGTAAAGTGCCAGGTAAAAATGATATGCTGAAATATCGGAAATATCCAAAAAAAGTTAAAGTCTTTTCTACCTTTAAAACTAAAAACGTAGACTTTTATAAAAAAGAAATACAAAAACATTATGTGAACGATGAATACGATTACAGCTATGAATATCCTGAAATAAAAATAAAATACAATAAACATGAGAACTACAAGAATTTTTTTATGAAAAAATGTAAACCTTATGATATCTTGAATATAAATAAATTAGCCGCACCATTTGTTTATTTTGATATAACCGATTTTCAGATAAATCCAAACGAGACTCACTTGTTATTTGGTGTGGATTTTATAGGCAATCGCTGCTACCATTTATTTATAAAGGGTATTTATTCAAACGAAATCAAAGAACTGCAAATTGCTAAACATGCTGTAGTAGACACGAAGCAAATATTCAATAACACTTCTACTATTTCAGATAATTTTGCTTGGCTGGATGACGAGAGAATTGCCTATATTGGCTTAGATAAATACTACAACGAAACAGGCGCGTATATTTATAATATAACAAATAAATCAAGCCATTTACTTGGTCGCATACCTCATGGATACTTTGGCGAAGTTAGTACAACTAGCGATAACAATTACATCGTATTTAACATTTCAGATTACAATAGCGATGAGATATACATTGTGGACAACGAACCCAATCCTCGGATAAATAAACCAATACTCAAACGAAAATTCTCAGTTGCATATCCTTATGTAGATCATGTTGATGGTGAATGGATACTACACGAACAAAACAAAGGAGTAAACAGTTTGAAAAAAACGAGAGATTTTAAAACGTACCAAATTGATTATATGAACAAAAATACCAACGAACAAATCATAAAAGCTCAGTATGTGGACGAGACATATGTATTTAATATGTCTCATTTGAAGGGCATAGATTTATATACGATACAATGTGGTAAATTAAAACTTATTGATTCTGAACCAACGGGATTTATCAAGTTCAACGTAGCTAGTATGGACCAGTTTCACTATTATAAAACATTTTATTTGACCCCCGTAAATCATAAACCCAAATACTATGAAAAAAAAATCTACATCAAAAAAGACTTATTTTTTACGTTATTGTCCAAGACACGCCCTACTTTATCAAAATGTCTGTTGATTGGATACGGTGCTTATAATACGATTGATACTCCGAAATATTCGCCCCACTTAGTTGCTCTAATATTACACGGGTGGACAGTTGTAATCGCACATCTAAGAGGAGGAGGAAACTACGGATACAAGGGATACAATGACGGACGTCTTGGAAATAAAAAAAATACGTTTCATGATTTTATAACTATAGCTGACTATTTAGTAGAACACAAACTAACGACGTACAATAAACTCGCAATATGGGGAAGATCGGCGGGAGGTTTACTCGTATCAAATGTATTGAATATACGACCGGATATATGCAACTTTGCTATACTTGGAGTACCTTTTGTCATGCCATATGAAACAATGGCAAATTATAAAAATCCACTTGGGATGGAAAGTCGCAGTGAATTTGCATCTAAGCACGTTGAAGATATTGATCCAATAAGGCATATCAACCTTTCTCATAACTATCCCAACATATTTATATATACGAATTACTATGACACATTAGTACCTTTTAAAGAACCACTTACTTATTATAACGCAATCAAAGAAGCAGATGTATTTAAAAAAGATAAAGAAGTCAATATTTATATTGATAACAAATATGGACATTTACAAGGTAGTTCCAACGAGAGTAAAACGCAAACTTTTTCTATTATATTTGATCAATTAAATAAATACATTAATTAATCATTCTCTCGTATCCATACATAAGATTTGTTAAGTTGTTGAAATAGCGTACATCATCGTATGCATTTTTTGGGTCTATTGCTAACATTTTTTGACATACCGGCATGTCCATACTTAAATTCGTTGTATAGTTTCTGACACCCTCTTTATTGGTTATAGTCAATGAGAGAGCAATAATTGTTATTAATGTTATTATTATTAAAAAATTCATTTATATATATAATTATGACAAAATGTTGCACTAAAAGACCAAATTGTGATAAACAACCAAAATGTTCTAGGACAGCAAATTCGTCTGTATTATTTATGTATTTTACTCTCTTGAACATATTACTCATTATTTTAAGATTATTGCTTCTGAAACGAGAAGAAATTGCTGCAATACGACCTGGTTGGTTTAACCATATGTGGTGGTACTTTATGTTTATTTTGTTTTTAGAACTACAGTTATTTGGTATCTATTGCTTGTATCACATGACAATTGCTACTATTGGGTCAATAAAAAAATGCCTTTTAAAACTAAGATACTATTTAACTGAGATTTTGGGTATACGGATCACAAATCCATTTATGAAATGGTTAACTCTCATCAGTACGGATTGGTGGTTATATAAAACATGGTGTCTCATTGCATTCTTTTTTTACATAGGTTGTCTTTTTGTTATCGTTTTTGGCTACTTGGGCGTCGTGTTGCTTTTTGGTCCGTACTTATTGGGCTATTATAAGATTGCTGCTCCTTAGTGGTAGCATACAAAAATCTTAGTATGTTTATCCCGTATTTTTTTTTCATTTGCTTCAACCATTCTACTTTTGTTGAACCAATACATTTAATCTTTCTATATTCATCTATGGTTATTGTTTTCATTTGAGAGACTTGTGGACGTAATCTCTCTATGACAGGATCTAGTCTTGGTGCATCAACTATTTCTGCTAATATAGCAATACATTTGTTGTTTTGTTTAAGAAGCCACGTGTTAAATGGAATGTCTCCGTATTCTCTAGTATAGTACTCCTCTTCTTCGTATCTTGGTTTGTACTTTATTTGCATTATTTGGTATGGATTGTATTTTTCTTCCTTCAATTCAACTTGAGCTACATATTCATTATCTTTCCATTTAATTCTCTCCTCTGTATATTTTTTTTTACACTGATGTACTCTATCGGTGTAATACATAATATATAAAATATTATTTTATATTAATGGAAACCTTAAATATTCATACACTGTTGATTAGTTTTATGAAAAATAATGTGTTCTTGTTTATCATCTATTTTGTATTCACATTTTTACAATACCCAATTCACGACATTTACATCCCTGATTATTACGGCAAAGTAATCAACTCATTTAAAGATAAAAATTCTACATTTACCTTTTTCTTTAAATTACTAGTTTTATTGTATGTATTAGAGTGGGTTTTTGATGGTTTTGTCATGATTGCCATGTATTATATTGTACCCAACTTTACAGAATACATAACAGGTAGTATGTTTGAATTCATTATAGACAATTATGAATTAGATTTTGATAATATACCTATCGGAGAGATATTGTCCAAAATAATTAGAATACCCAATATATTGTTTGATTACATTAATGTGATTAAATACGATTTTTTGCGATACATATTTGTATTCATCAATGGATTTATTCATTATTATGGTGTGTCCACCAACTTATCTATTTTGTATAGCTTTGTTATTGCATTAAACTACATTTTTATTTATGTCATGTATAAAAATTATAATTATTACGAAATGAAATCAAACTATTATCAAGATTACATTTATGAATTATTAATTGATTGCTTGAATAACCTTACTAGTATTTATGCTTTCAATCAAGAAGAAAAAGAAAAGAAAAACTTTTATGACGTAACGTTTGCCAAGTTCAAAGAGATATTATATGCAACAAAAGCTGTCAGTTTCAGAGGTAACGTTTTTTGGGGAATTAGTATGGTTCTCGTATTTGTTTGCATGAATTATGTGATGTTTCAGGCATACTTGAAAAAAGAAATAACTGCTGAAAAAACAATTAGTACTTTCATTATCACTTTTTCTCTTATTCGCATGTTAGAAAATGCAGAACAAATATCGCATAGTTTTTCAAGGATACAGAGTCAAATACAAGATTCTGAAAATTTTTTCAATAATATATCTAAAGTAAATCGCAACGAAATGAAAAATGATAATAAAACATTCAAAAATGGAGATATTGTTTATTCATACGTATATCACAAGTATGGTGATGATTTTGTATTAGAAAATATTAATTTGACGATTCAAAAGGGAGAAAATATTGCATTCGTTGGGCAAATTGGTAGCGGTAAATCTACCATGATTAAATTGTTGCTTGGATTTCAACCATTGCGTATGGGGCACATTACAATTGGCGGGGTTGATGTTAATGATATATCAAATAAAGATTTGCGCAAATACATATTCTATATCCCACAGAAACCTAAATTGTTTAATCGTACCTTATATGAAAACATTATATATGGATTGAAGAATCCCCCGACGAGAGAAAGCATTGTACAGCTTTTGGATGATTTAGAATTGACTGATTTAAAAGTAGAGTTTAAAGAAAAAATGGATATCAAAGTCGGCGTTGAAGGTAATAAATTATCGGGCGGTCAGAGACAAATTGTCTGGTTATTACGGTCATTATACCGACCATCTTACATATTAGTACTAGATGAACCGACTGCGTCGCTTGATCCAGAAAATAAAAAAATTATGATTTCTATTATACAGAAAATGTCGGTTGGTAAAACAGTCATCATTGTTACTCATGATGACATTGACACATCTTTCCGTAAAGTAAATTTCAATGAAGGACGTATTGTAAAACCATCTTACTTTTGATTCAATATTGTAGTTTATTAACGCTCCATAACAATGTTGTTGGGCGGTTGGATCGTTCCGCGAAAGAACACGTGTTACATAATTCGTCAAATGTATGTGATTTGTTATCAAATTGCCACATCCATACACCGCGTAAAGCATATAGGGACATGATGCAAAGATTTGGATTCATAATCAGTCCAAATATTAAAGCTGGTATATTATACATATTGGGTTTGGATGGAGAACCAAAATGCGATGGATCTATTTTACTCGCCATGTAATAATGGTAAGTAAAGTCCTCTTGTTCTAATTTTTTAAATCCAATGGATTCTATTTTGTCAGAAAGGGTTTGACGAGGTTCATCGTAAAAATACCATCCACCATAGGCTCGTTCCATAATATATGTATTTAATCTTCCATTACATATAGTCTTGTTCATGTGTAATGTGGTATTAAACAATAATTTATAGTTAGAATTTTTGTCATAATATTGTTTCACATGGCTCATTACATTTTTAATTTCCCGTTCTGCTTTTTTCTCACCACTTTTAGAACAAGGATAACTCTGGGTAACATGTTCTAATGAACCCCAAAAAGTAACAATGTCATATTTACCAATGAATCGCGGTTGTAAATCTCGGTAACTTCCTAAATAAACGTCCAATTTTTGTTCTTGTAGTGCTTTGGCTTGTTCGTCAGAAATAGTCATCCCAGATGCTTTCATTCCCAAAGAATTACAATATTTTATAAAATCTCCGTTTCCACAACCCATGTCTAGAATTCGTAGATCTTTATATTGGTGTGATTGAATGTTCAACATTAAAAATAATTTTTTATATTTATTTTGGTTGGCCTCGTAAGGGTCCATTTTTTTTGATTCTTCTACAGTCATAAGAGAAGTATTGTCATTTATATCGTTTAAATAAAGACCTTCGGTTAAATTTGTATTTTGTTTGTTATTGATGATGAAATGAGTTGTAGTAATGTCGTAAAAAAGTTGAGTTCGTGCTTCCCCGCTGAACACGTCTATATTAAAATTTACATAGAGAACTTCATTTAACACTAGAAGAAGAAGTGGTCCTAACAAGAATATATTTTTTTTATAACGATATGCTAAATAAATAAAAACAAACCATACCATAAGAGTAATAATAGTGTTCACATTGGTTAATATACAAGTAGATTTAAGAATAAGAATTGTTATTATTTGTGAAAATACGATAAAAAAAACTAAAGATTTACAAAGCATATACATTATATGATTATTTTCACAACTATGTCAGCTCTTTATTTAATATTGTTTATATTTTAATTCAATATTAAAAAAATATTTGAAGATATGCGGTACTGAAATTACCATTATAAGAGACATTTATAGGAATATATGCTTGTTGAAAAGTTCTACCACTTGTAGTATCTGTAGGTGTATTCAATTTAAGTAATCCATTATTATCACCTACTATAGTAAGACCGCCCGTCCAACTGATGTTATAATTTTGCATTCCGACTTCATGTATAGCAGGGTTATTGCTCCAAGTAGTCGTCGGTACATCTTTCCAATATAATCTTTTTTGCCCATACTGATAAATTGGTGTAAGGTATTGATTATCTTCTCCAGTATTTCCATCATAATCTCCTATATTGAATCTGTCCATTAATAAATTAGAAGTTGCAGTTCCAACAAAAGGATAATTTGGAGTGGACCATTCAACTTGACCACCACTACCTGCAGAAAGAAATTGACCTGCATTTCCAGATAAATTTGACTTATCTAAAATTTTAAAATTATTCATACTTAGATTTTTATCTGCATTACCTACAAATTGGGGTGGTTGCCACGAAACAGACCCATTTACTAATGCTGTAAGAACTTGTCTTTCTTGGCCTAATACACCATTTACACCCGTGATAGCATAATTACCCATGTTCAAATTTTTATCTGCTGTGCCGACAAATTGAGGTTGTTGCCAAATTACTGATCCATTCGCGGTTGATGTTAGTACTTGGCTAAGATTTCCCGGTCTATTATCATAACCTATAATCTTGTAATTACTCATATTGAGATCCCTGGTTGCTGTGCCTCCGACTGGCGGCGTTGACCATAAAACTTCTCCACCATTTCCTGAAGAAAGAAATTGGCCTGAATTTCCAGATAAATTTGCTTTATCTATAATTTTAAAATTATTCATACTTAGATTTTTATCTGCATTACCTAAAAATTGAGGGGTTTGCCAAATTACTGATCCATTCGCAGTTGATGTTAGTACTTGGCTAAGATTTCCTGCTCTATTATCATATCCTAAAATATTGTAATTGCTCATATTGAGATCCCTGGTTGCTGTACCGCCCACGGGTAAGTTTGACCATAACACTCTGCCTCCAAGACCTGGTGATATATATTGACCAGGTAATCCAGATGCATTTGATATATCTAATAAATTTGAAATTTTGAATGAGTTCACCGATATTATATTTCCATCAATGCATGTTATATAAGCACTTGAATTAGATGTGCTGAAATTAATAAAAGATGGTGATAATTTCATACTACTTGAATTGTTTGCAATGGTAATATTAGAGGCGTTCAGAGTTGAGACACTAACATTTGGCCCAGTTATTATTCCAGGTACAAATACTGTTTCTGCTGACGTTCCTAACACGATCTGATTATTGGTTGATGTGGATGCATTGTACCCAATCGCGGTAGAATTACTTGCATTGATATAAGTATTTGCTCCCAATGCAGTATTATTTATTCCTCTTGTATTTAAAGTCATTGCAGAATGGCCGACCGCAGTATTCAAATTTCCACTCATATTTTTTAATGCTTCAAATCCAAATGCATTATTTGAACTACCTATTGAAGAATTGAACAATGAATATGCTCCAACAGCATTATTATTAGTTCCAGTTGAACTATTATTCATTGATTGATATCCTATAGCAGTATTCTCTAAACCTGTTCTATTAAGGTACAAAGTTTGATATCCTACTGCAGTATTAAAATTCCCTGTTAAATTTCTTTGCAAACCTCCATGTCCCATAGCAACATTTCTATTACCAGTTGTGTTTTGGCTTAATGCAGTAGTTCCAAATGCGCAATTATTATTACCTACTGTATTAGCCTTCATCGCACTATTTCCAAATGCAGAATTATAAACACCAAATGAGTTTGAGTACAATGATTCATGTCCAAAAGCGCTATTGTATACACCACTTACATTTGAGTACAATGCTTGATTTCCAAATGCAACGTTTTCTATGCCACTGGTATTTGTTCGCAATGCTTGATATCCAAACGCATTATTATTAGAACCATTTGTATTTGAGTACAATGCTTGATATCCAAATGCATTGTTATTTCCACCGGATGAATTGTTTAACATTGATTGATAACCGATTGCAACGTTGTTACTTCCGGTTGAACTATTCGTTAAACAATCATAACCGATTGCAGTATTAAAACTACCAGTTGTATTAGTGGTGAGTGCCTGATGTCCTATTGCAGTATTATTACTCCCGGTTGTATTAGCGGTGAGTGCCTGATATCCTATTGCAGTATTATTACCAGTCGTTGTATATCGTAAACTCGCGAAACCAATTGCAGTATTGTTATTAGTATTTGTGTTTTGGTTTAATGCATTATAGCCAATTGCAATATTATTATTTCCATATTTATTTAGGTATAATGAATTAACTCCAAATGCAACATTTCTAATACCAGATGTATTATTGTATAATGAATTTTCGCCAATAGCTGTATTTTCATTTCCGCTAGTATTTAGTTTCAATGAATTATAACCAACTGCAGTATTATCATCTCCTGTATTTGTAGTTAATGTATCGGCACCAAATGCTGTATTGCGATTGCCCGTATTACTATAAAATGAACTATCTCCAAATGCTGTATTTGTTAAACCATTATCACTATTTATAATTTTATTATACAATACAATAGATGATATATTCATAGTTGATATACTTGCATTTGCGGAATTGATATTACCAGAGTTAAATATATTGGATGTGTTGAGGGTTGCAATGTTTGCAGTTCTACTGTTGATGTTTTCTGCATTGGAAATATTGGATGTATTGAGGAATGTAATGTTTCCATAAACTGTATTCAGTGTGGTTGTATTGATAGTTTCTGCATTAGAAATATTGGATGTATTGAGG